GTCGATGGTGTCATAGCAGGTGTACTTGCCGGGCTTGGTCATGGCAATGTAGCCGCTGTCGTTGATGGCCAGCAGCATCCAGGTGCCCTCTTTTTCCAGTGTCCACCGCCTGTCTACCAGTGCGCTGTTGTTCTCGTCCAGGATCTGCGGGTCCGGCTTTGTGCCGCTCAGGCGCTGCACATGCAGGGTCACGGTGCAGTTCTTCCACTCTTCCGGCAGCTCAAAGCGAAGCTCGTCCACCTTGGCGCTCCGCACACCGCCCAGATACAGCGTCTCAATGTTTGCCCGGAACGTCGAACCGTTGTCCTGCAGCTTTCTGATCTTGATATCCAGTTGGCTCACAGTTTCACTCCCTTCCTGCCCCTATCCTATCACGCCCCGCCGGGTGCAACTACCCCGGACATACAAAAAAAGGGAGGCCGTTCACCCCGAACGGTCTCCCTTTCTTCTAAGCAGGGCTCCCCCCTCGGGGGAGCTGTAAGCAACTCCGCCTTTGGCGGATTGCGCACTGAGAGGGTTTCACCTCACCCCTGCCCACTCATCCTTGCTGTTCTTTGCCTGTTCCTCCTTTTTTGCCGCGTCCTTCACCCACTGGGCAAAGTTCTTTTCCTCATACATGGCCGTCCCGTCCTCTTTGGTCAGGCTCGTCAGCAGCTTTTCCAGCTTCTCCCGGTCGTGGTCGTTGCCCGCCAGATACTCTTCCTTCACCGCCGCCGTGATCTTCGGCTTGATGCTGTCATCGTCCTTGCCCGCCGTCCGCAGCCGATCGATCTCGTCCTGTACGTCCTTCCGCTTTCCGGTTTCCAGTGCGTCCGTCAGGGTATCGTACACGCTGCCCTCGGTGCCGCCCTTGTACAGCTCCTCGGCCTTGCTTTCAATGGCTCCCGTCACAAGGTCGATCACCCATGTCCGCTTTTCCGCGTCAGCTTTCACACCCTCCCGGATGCCCAGGGTCTCGTACATTTCCCGCACAAGCTGCTTTGTCAGCTCCTGGCGCTGGCTGTCTTTGCCCTCGTTCCGGGCCTGTGCAGCCTGCTCTACTTCCGGGCTGTATTTCTTCAGCCGGTTCTTCAGCTGGCTGGCAATGGTCTTTTCGTCTTTGCCCATGGCTTCCAGCTTCGCCATAGCACCGCTGGCGTTGTCCGTGTCCCCCTCGACAATGGCGTTGTACAGCCGATCGTACTGCCCGGTGGCGCTGGCGGGCAGGGAATTCAGGCTCAGCTTCTCGCCGTACTTTGCGCCCGTCACCGCATAGGCTGCATTTCCGCCCCACTTCCATGCCGCTTCCAGCAGCTTTGCCGCATTCCCGGCCGGCAGCCCCTTCAGTTCCAGTCCGTCCTCCATAAAGGTCAGGGCCGCTTTCCGCAGCTTCTCGTGGTATGCTTCCAGCTCTTCCTCGTCCATCTCGCCGGTGTCGGTGGCCAGCAGCTTGTACAGCCGCATCGCCTCAGTTCCCAGGTCATTGACAGCACTCAAGTTCGGGGCACTGACCACATCATAGTCCTTGCCCCCGGCCACGTTGCCCACAAAGCTGTACAGCTCGCTGCCGTACAGGAACGTGCCTGCTGCGCTCCCTACATACAGGTCGGCGTACCGCTTCAATAAGCTCCCTGCGGTAATGTCGCCGTTCTCGTCCTGTTCCCGGTCCCACCGGTGCAGCAGGAAGTCCGCACCGATCTTCATGGCCGCAAACACTGCCGTCTGCACGATCTGGCTGGTCACTGCTCGGTTCAGGTTCTTTCCGGCCCGTTTCAGCTCTGCCCGGTTCTCCTCGGTGGGGTCTGCATGGCTGCGCTCCCGCTGGGCATTGTAGGCCAGCACCGCATCTGCCAGAATGCCGTAGTTCTGGAACCGCTGGGTCGTGAACATGGTCAGGGTCCTCACCAGTTCGTTGTCGCTGCGCTGGATGCCTGCCCGCTGCATGGTGGTGTAGTTGGGCTGTGTCTCCTCAATGACCCGCTGATACATCTTGTTCACGGCTTCCCAGTAGGCTTCGCTGCCTTTCGTGGCTGCACCCTCTGCAAACTCATTGGTATGGTGCTCCACATACCGCTTGGAGCCCTCCCACAGTGCCGCCACCGTGATCTCGTCCATGCTGTTGATCCAGCCGGTCACCCACTTGGGCAGCTTGTCCATGGCCTTTTCTGCCGCGCCCTGGCTCACGCCAATGCTGGCAAGCTCACCCCGCTGGCTGCCCCGCAGTCGGTATCGCAGCAGCACATCCCCGTGCTGGGCGATCTCCGCTTCCAGCGCTGCCCGCTGCTTGTGTGAGAAGTTCTTTACAAAGGGAACCACCGCCGCCATGGTGTCCGCACCCAGCACAGCACCGGCGGTCGGCAGGGATGCCGCCTGCGCAATGGCCACGCCCGGGTTCAGCGTCAGGATAGCCCCGGCGTAGTTGCCCCGCAGCTTGCCCAGCGCCGTCATGCTGCTTTTCCGGGTTTTCCGTCCCGGGGTCTGCAGGTCGGTCAGCAGCTCATCCACATAGTTCACCGCATCGCTGCCCCACTTTTCCTCCAGAATGCCGTTCTTCAGCACCTTCAGTCCATCCTCGGTCTCGATCCGGCTGTTCAGCACCTTCTGCACATCCCGGATGGCCGGGGCCAGGCCCGCGTAGGCTGCCGTATCCCGTAAGCTCCGCTGCACCACGTTATTACATTCCTCCAGCAGGATGGGCTGTGGACTTTTCACACGGTTCTTCAAAAAGCCCCGTCCCTCAATGGTCGCATCCAGATGCAGCCCCTCGATCTGGGTCGCCAGTGCTTTTTTGTTCACCGCAATGGGGTAATAGTTTTTCACGGTGGCCCGCTGGTAGCCCAGCAGCTTCATGCTCGTCTCGTTGATCAGGTCAGTGGTGTAGCTCCCAAAGAAGTTCTCCATGCTCCCGATCCACGCCCGGTCGTAGTCGGTCAGGTTCTTTTCAATGGCACTCACAATGGTGTCCGCCATGGGCTTGCCCTCGCTGTCGGTCAGCATCCCGATCCGCACGGTCTGCCCCTTCTGGTAGGCTTCCACGATGTTGCCTTTGTTGTACTCCACTGCATCCGGCACAGTAAAGCCGCCGTTCATCAGGTGCTCCTTGCTGTCGGCGTTCCGCAGGTGCATGTACAGGCTGCACATCTGGGCATGGGTGAGGGGTGCGGCCTTGCCCCGGTTGTCCTTCAGGCCAAGGTCTACCAGCTTTGCCCCCTTGCCTGCAAACTGTTCCATCTGTTTCAGGTTCTTTTTGCCTGTCACGTTGTCGAACAGGTGGGTTCCCTCCACAAGGATCTCCGTCTGCCGCCGCTGGCCGTCATTCAGCATGGTGCCCAGCTTCTCCATCTGGCTGTTCTTTGCGTAGCCGCCCAGCATCCGGAACACCCGGGTACCGCCCAGCATATCCAGATTGTACCTCGTCAGCATCCGCCGGAATTTTCCGTCATTGCCCTTGCTCCGGTTCACTTCCACCGCCGCTTCTCCGGCGATCTTGTCCACCTCCTCGGCCTGCTGCAGGCTCAGGGTCTTGTTTGCCGTCCGGATCACATGCAGGGTGCTGGTCGTAATGGCTTTCAGCATCCGCATCTGGTCCACCGTCATGGGCAGATAGGTGCGGTTCTCGGTCTCCCGGATCCGCTTTCTCAGCCGGTCACGCAGCATCTCGGCCTTTTCGCTGTCCGGCAGTGCCTCGGCCTCTGTCAGCTGCTGGTTCAGCCGGTCAAGCTGGGCCTGCTTGCTGGCATTCAGGTCAGCCTTCAGGGCATCGATCAGGTTGGCAATGCCGCTCTGTTCCCAGTCATTGCTCATCTCCGTCACCACCGGGTGGTCTGCATCCCCGTATTCGGCCCGGATGCTGTTTGCCAGCGCATCCAGCCGGTTCACGGCATTCTGGTTCAGCAATGTCATGTCCGCCAGCTTTGCCACTTCCAGCGCCCGCAGGATCAGCCGGGGCTGCACATATTTGTCCTTTGCAGGCCGCAGCACCATCTGGTTCAGCTGGGTGGCATTGTTCCGGATGGCCCGTTTCAGCTCGTCCTTCTGCCGACCGTCCCGGGCTTTCTGTACCCGCTTCTCAGCCAGCTTCTTGGCAATGGCAATGTCCTCGTCCCGCTGCTGCTGGGCTGCAGTGATGGCGATTGCGTTTCGTTCCGCCTGCTTTTCCTGCCACTCCTGAGCTTTGCGCTGGTTTTCCTGCTCCCATTCCAGCAGTTCGTTTTCCTGATGGATCAGCTGCCACTCGGCCCGATCAGCCCGGCGCTGTTCTCCTGCCACCTGGTGCGAAAGGTTCCAGTTCTCCCGCTTCAACTGTTTGTTTTCCAGCCGGATCTCGTCCAGCATCTGCTGGCGTTCTTCCTTCAGCCGCTTCTTTTCGGCCTTCCACTCCCGTTCGTAGGCTTCCTTCAGCACATCCAGCTTTTCGGCCATGTCGCCGTAGTTGGTAATGTCCAGCCCCAGCGTATCCAGATTCTGATCCAGCAGCTTTTCTGCTTTTTCATTCCGCTTCTGCTGTTCTGTCCACTGCCGCAGTGCTTCATCCCGGCTGCCGTTCCGGCTGTTCTCATACATCCTCCGGTTGAACTCCCGGTTCTGCTCCTTCTGCACCTTCCGCAGGTCCTTCAGTGCCTGCTCCGCGTTCTCCTCGCCCACGGCAGCAGCCACAGCCTGGCGCTGCCAGCGCTGGAACCCGTCAAAGATGGCCTGTGCATCGGTCATCTCCGGCACGCTCAGGATATCACCCAGCATCCGGTCGGCCAGCTCCACTTTGGCATCCTCGTACTCGGCAGCATCTGCAAAGCGGCTCATCATCCTGGGCTTGATGGCATCGTGCACGTTCATCAGCACATCCAGCCACTCGGTGCTCTCCATGCTGGCCGCGCCGTCCACGCCCGCTGCCTTGGCCGCGCCCCGGAACAATTCCGCTGCGCCCTGCTTTGTGCCGCCCATGGCCCGGGTGTCGTTGACGATGGCTTCATACACTTCCGCCGGGTTGCCGTCCCGCACACCCTCTGCCTGCCGCAGCTTCACACCGTGCCGCCGGGCCTCCGCCACCGCTTCGCTCCACGTCCCGTACCGCTTCACCAGCTCCGCCTTGGCCGGGCCGTCCTTGTTCACCGTGTAGCTCAGGTCGTGGTATTCCGGGTACTCGTCCCACAGCTCGGTGTTCCGGTAGGTCGCCCCGCTCAGAATCTCATCTGCAATGGTCTCAGACAGCGCGCTGGCCTTGCTCATGCTGGCCCCGTCCGCCGTCATGTACTCCACCAGCGCCCGGGTCTCTCCGGCAATCTTTGTCCGGTCGGCCCTGCTGCCGTTGGCCTTTGTCCACCGCACCGCCAGCCCGTCAATGGAATCCTGGCTGATCCGCACACCGTGGGTCACACCCATCATCTGGGCCAACGTTTCCATCGCCGCGCTGTTGTCCGCAATGGCCCGGCTTGCCTGCCGCTGGGTGTTCTTCCGCGCGTCCCGTTCCGCCTGTTCGGCTTTGGCCGCCAGCTGGTACCGGAATCGTGCCAGGCTGCTCTCTGCGGGCAGCTCACCTGTCTTGTAATAGTCCCTGATCTCCCGCACAACACGGTCAGCATCAATGCGGCCGCTGTACTCCTTGCTGGCTGCAACCCTGCCGTCGGTGGTGGAAATATCCAGCGTGAACTTTCTCTGTTCACTGCCCAGGCTTCCCACCATCTCACGGATCTGTTCCAGCTGTGCAGCGGTCGGGGCTTTGTCTGCGGCCAGGTCAACACCCGGAGCTTCCGCCATCACCCGCACATTACCGTCTGCCAGGAACTTGTTCAGTGCGTCCGTCCCTTCCGATACTTCCGCCGGGCCGAACACACTCATAATTTCCCGGTGGTCGGTGTCACGGGTCTTATCATTCCGGGCAAAATCCAGCATCTGCCCATCCGGCAGGATGTATCCGGCCCGTTCAAATTCACTCGTCGTGCCAAACTGCTCCACGGCCAGCTGACGGCGATACTTCGCCGCACCGCCTGCTTCCTTTGCTTTGGCATCATAGACAGCCTGCTGTTTCTGCTTCTGTTCATTTCTCTGGGTTTCCAGCTTGGCATGGGCTTCCCGCAGTGCATTATTCACTTCACCGATTCGGTTTTCAAGCTCTGCACCACGCTGGTTAAAGTCCTTCCGCTTTGCAAGGTACGCCTGGTATTCTTCACTGGCCTTAAACTCCTTTGCCTCGGCAGAGAACAACCCCAGAGATTTTCTCTTCGCTTCAATCTCCTTTACCTCGGCGCTGTTCAGCCAGTTTGTTCGCTCTGTTTTCAGGGCGTTTTGCTGGTGTTCCAGTTCCCTGCTTTCTTTTTGAAGTGCCGCCAATTCATCCACGGTTCCAGCAGAGCCGTCACTCAGCTGGAACCGCACCGATTTCTTCACAGGTTCGCTGTTTCCCTTGCTTTCGGCATTTTCTTGTGCTATACTGTTTTTAGCAGGAAAGCTCGGGCGTTCACCGCCCTCCTCGGTTTTGAGTACCGTGTCAGCGCTTTCCTGATAAATAGAACCCTCCGACCCTCTGCTCCCCGAATCTTCGGATTCCATGTGGGCTTTGCCGGAGGGTTCCGTAAAACCTCCTTGCAGACTACTCCTTGAATCTTTGGATTCTACGTGGGTACGCATGGAGGTTTTATTATTTGTAGATTTTATATCTACAATATCATAGAAAATCTCCCGGTCATTTGCTTTGAAGGCAGTCAGAACATCAGCTTCATAGGCATTCTGCCCAACCACAATTTTGATTTTTCCACGGTTGAATGCTTCCGCATTCTTGTGGTTTGCAGGTTCTCTGTAGACTTCATCTGCGGTTTTAATAATTTCATCCAGATTTGCAGCCATCCGCATTTTATCTGCATACGTTTCTTCGTTCGTTCTCTGAAGCGCCATTGTAGATTTAGAACGGACAAACTCACTTCTTCCATCTTTATGGTTCAAAATTGTCCAGCCGTTCCGCTCAAAGCCATTCGGATACCGCTCCTTGATTGCCTGCTTCACTACGGTTTTCCAATCTTCCTGTGGAACACCGTTCAGGATATCTTCATCAATTTTGATGTAGCTCTCTCCGTCGGCATCCTTTTGGATCGAAAAACGAATATTGCGTCCTTCCGCCGCGCTCTCTGTCTTGGGGGCAGCGGCGTTTTCTTTTGCACTGCGCAGGTTGTCCATAGCCTTTTCAGCGTGGGCAAAGTATTCGTCCTGCAAAATTTTGCGCTCGTTCTCGGCCAGGCGCTGGGCCTTCAGGGCCGCCCGGTTGTCTGGGTCAAGGGTCAGCACTTCCTTGGCCCGGCTGATGATGCCGCCCAGCATCTCCTTCACCCGGTTCATCACGGTGCGGATGGTTCCGGCCCTGCCGCTGTTCTTCTCGGCCTGCCCGCGCTGGAACTCTACCCAGCGCTTGAAATCGGATTCATTGGAGAAGATGCCCCGCCAGGCATCGCCCACCAGCTCCTCGGCAGCTTCCTCATAGGTCAGATTCTGCTGGGCATAGTCGGTCATCTTCTCCCGGATCATCTCGTCCACGGTCTCAAAGCCGCTGCTCCTGGCCAGATACAGCAGGGCATGGTCCTGCAAAGTCTTTGCTCCCTCGCTGTCCAGTGCGTTGTACCAGTGGTAGTCCTCGTGCAGCACCGTGCCGAACGTATCCTGTGCGCTGTCTCCAAAGAAGATCCGGGCCGTCTTCGTGTCCACATAGGCCTTCACGTTCTGATTATTCATCAGCACATTCTTCATCACCGCCGTGGTGCCGGTTGCCGCCGCGTTCAGCTCGATCACCTGGCTGCCAGCGTCGTTCGCGTTGCGCAGGGTTCCCTTGTAGATGGTCTCACCCCTGCCCGTCAGGCTCTTCTCGGTCAGGTTTCCGCCCAGCTGGCTCTCGGCCCACCGGGTCTCTGCCGCATCCCTGCCGTAGGTGTAGGCGATCTCCAGCGCGTTCCGGCCCTTGAGGTTGCCCAGCACATAGTTCACGTTGGCCGCCATGCCGCTGCCGGTGCCCGCCAGCTCCAGCGCCTGGTCAAAGGTCTTCACGTCCTCCATCTGGCCCAGCCGGTACAGAGTGGATGCTGCCGCCGCATAGCGGTCACTGTCCACGCCTTCCGGCTGTTTCCGGCCGATCTCCTGCGCCGCCTTTTCGCCCACCTTCCAGCTCCGCAGCACCTGCTCCGTCCTGGCCTGCTTCTGGCCTTCCGTCCTCGGTGCTTCCATGCCGTAGGTCTCCCGCATCGGGCTGTTGCTGCTGTCCATCCCGTCAATGGTGCTTTCTTCCACAGGGCCCGACTGCATCACAGCCTGCCGGTCAGCTCCATTCTGCGCAGTCAGCTCAACGTTTCCCGTCCTGTCAAGGGTCCCCATACTAGGGGGACTGTCAGCGCTTATGCGCTGACTGAGGGGTTCTGCGCCGTCCGCCGCTGTTTCCGTGGAGCTTTCCACACTTTCCCCAGCGTTCTCAACCATCGCCTGTCGGTTCGTGGCTGTTTCTGCCGTGTGTACCGCAGGGTCATCGTTCACCTGCGTCTCGTTCACAATGCCGCTGCCCTCAGCCGCAGGGCCCGCCACTTTCAGGTCAGCAGAGCCTTTTTCGGTTCCATCAGACTCCACCGACATGCCAAGGGCCCCACTATTAGGGGGGCTGTCAGCGCTCACGCGCTGACTGAGGGGTTCCGGTTCCCGCGCCAGCTCCTCCCGGCGCTGGTGTTCCTTCAGCGCCTGCTCGTATGCATCCTGCGCGGCATACCGCTCCACGTTGCCCCGCAGGCTGGAATCTCCCGCGTTCATCTTGGAAAGCCCTGTGCCCATAGCGCCGCCCAGTGCACCGGACGCGCCGCCGGTCAGCCCCGCTTCCAGCGCCTGAACCAGCGTGTCCGTGGTAAACATGGTCTGGGCAGCTTCGCTGTCTCCCAGGGCCGCATCAATGGCCTTGTCGGCGTAGGTCTCCACAAAGGCCTGCACGGCGTTGTCAATGCCGCCGGAAATGGCGTTGGCAACTGCCGGATGTGCCGCCGCAAAGGCCGAATCCCCAGCCAGCGCCCGGATCTTGTCCGCCACAGCACCCGCCACGGAATTTCTGGCGTAGTCCGCGCCCATGGTTCTTGCCAGATCAGCCGCACCCACGCTGTTGATGGCCCATCCTGCGCCAAACTTGGCCACGCCGCCCGCCAGCGCCTTGCCTGCGCTTTCGCCCTTGGCCGCGCTCTGGCCCATGGCATCCGCAGCGCCCTGGGCACTCAGCACCGGCAGCACCGCCGCCGGGTTGATGGCAGCCACGGCAAGGTTCTCTGCCGCGCTGGTCGCCACGCCCTGCACGGTCCGCTGCACATCGGTCAGGCCGCTCTGGGCCGCGCCCGTCAGCTGCTGGCCCCGGTTGTACAGCTGGTAGCCCACGCTCTTCTCCGTGTCGATGCCACCCTTTGCTTCCGTTCCGGCAATGCGGCTGCGCATGTCCTCGATCTCCTGCCGGGTAAATCCCTGCTGCAACAGGTCGCCGGTGCTGTACTTGGGCTGGTAGTCCATGTCAGTTTCCATCAGCTGGTCATACAGGTTCTTCTCGCGGGGGTTCCGGGCAAGCTCTGCTTCCAGTGCTTTCCGGTTCTCGCTGCTCTGCCGGATGTTCTTTCCGGCCTGCACCAGGTACTCCGCACCCATCAGCGGGGCAGCGGCCACGGTGTCCGCAACGCCGCCCACGGTGTTTGCCGTCCGCCGGGCCAGCTGCTTCCACTCCGGGATTTCTTCCATGGTGTCCAGATACTCCCTGGCCTGCCGGATCTCCGTGTCCGTGTACCCCAGCTTTTTCAGGTCCGCCGTGCTGTAGGTGTTGCCCACCTTCCCCTTGATTCCCGTGGTGCGGAAGGGGTCGATGCTACCATCCCCGGCGCTGGCCCCGTTTCTGCTGGTGCCGGTCTCGGCATAGCTGGTATAATTGCTCTTTTTTTCCAGCAGCTTGTTCACAAGCTCCTGATTCCGAGGCTGGTCAAACCACTGGTTGGCCTGGTCAAAGTCGTCCGGCTGGCTGTACTCCGCATAGCTGTTCTTCAGCTTCTGGGCCTGCTGTCCGTACCACGTTCCCAGAGTATTCCCCGCCGGGCTCACTGTCGCCTTCTGCCGGTTCAGCTCGTCGCTCCGGCTGTCCATGGCATCCGCAAAGCCCAGGTTGTTCCTTGTCCGGTAATCCTCCAGCGCCTTGGAATACAGGTCGGTGCCCGTCTGCCGGCTCGTTGCTTCCTGCTGTTTTTGTGCACGCAGGGCAGCAGCGCTGCCCTTTTCCCAGCTTGTTCCCGTACTGCCATGGGCTAACGGGTTGCGACTGTCAGCGCTCTTGCGCTGACTGAGGGGTTCTGCCCCGCCCGCTGCTGTTGCCATCACAGTCTTTTCCTGCCGCTCTTTTTCATTGCGGTTCCGCAGCGCAGCAGCACTTCCCGATTTCCATGCCATCCTGTTTCCTCCTTAAAATCCAGCGTTCTGCATTGCCCTGTCGATCACATCGTCCGATGCACCCAGATTCATCAGCCGACTGGCGATGGTATTTGCATCCATTCCCTGTTCCTTCCACCCCTTTGCATAGCTCAGGGCGTTGCTGTACGGCATTCCGGTACTCTTACCCGTGCTCCCTCCCGTGGTTCCCCCGGGCAGGGCCCACTTGTTCGGATTCGCCAGCGGGGCGATCAGCCCGCTGCCAGTTCCGGTCGCTGCTGTTGTGCCCGTGTCACCGTCCGGCAGCATTCCGGCGCTGGCCAGAATGTTCGCATAGACGCTCTTGGTCGGGTCATCATCCTTCAGGCTCTGATACTTACCCAGCGCCGTCAGCAGTTGACTGTTTGTCCACCCACTTCCGCTCTTGCTGGAGCCGCCGGATCTTCTCGAACTTCCGCTGCTCTTCGTAGCTGCCGCCTTTGCCAGCTGGGTCGCCAGCTGACGGTTTGCAATGGTGCCATAGGAACCGGCTGCATTGCTGTCCAGCCCGTACATCTTCAGCAGGTTGGCCGCCGCTTCCTGATTTCCGCTTGCCACCAGAGAAGCCGCGGTGCTCAGAACACCTGCCTGATCGTCCCGGGTCACCGGTGCGCCGTTGTAGTTGGCAAAAGCGTTTGCGTTCAGGCCATACCGGTTCAGCACGTCGCTGGCCGCATCCCCGGCTCCCTGGGTGTACAGGTTGAACGCCTGCTGGTAGGCGTTCAGGGCATCGCTCTGGTCGGTGCGGTTCTTGTTGTACTCCCACTGTTCCCGGGCAAAGTCATTTTCCCACTGCTGCTGGGTGTACCCCTTGTACCCATCGTAGGCTGTCAGGGCCGCCGAGCCGATGTTCTTTACCGTGTTCCAGAGGTTGTTCCAGTAATTGTCGTTCTCGTTCCGGGCCTGTTCGCTCTGGTTGGCAAGGAAATTCTGCCACGCCGTGTGGCTGGCAAAGTTGCTGCCGTAGGCACTGCGGTCCAGCGCCTCGGTGTTGGCCATGCCGGAAAGGGCACTCAGCAGGTCGTTCTGCTGGTTCTGGTATTCGCTCAGCGCCTGGCCTCTCAGGCCGGGTACCGCATTGTCAATGCCGCTCAGCGCCTGCTGCTGGCCCTGCTTTGCCACGCTGTCGGCGTAGCTGCTGCCATACCCGCCCGCCAGCATCGCCGCGTTGGCCTGGGCGTTCTCCGCGCTGGCGGCAGCATTGGCCTGGGCCTGGGCGCGGTACTGCTGGTAGGCTTTGCTGCCGGTGTCCCAGTCGAACCCGCTGCCGATCTGCCCGGTCAGGCTGTCCATTGCGTCCTTGTTCCGGCTCACATAGTCCGCCGGGCGGTTGGCATTCCATTCCCGCTCTTCCTGTTCCGCCTGGTTCTTTCTCCGTAAGGTATCAAATAACATGTCGTTCTCCTTTTCTTCTGCCACACACCGGTCTTCAGATCACGGCAAACGCTTTCAGCACCCACGGCAGCATGCTTGCGCCGACCTGCAAAACGTTCCCCCAGAAGTTGGTGTTGTTCGCATCCTTCTTCTGGTTGGCCCCCACCGCGTTGGCATATTCGGTCTGAGCACTGTTCAGCTGGCCGTAGTAATTGTTCAGGCGGGTGTTGTAAGCATCCTGCGCCAGCTTTTCCTGCTGCTGCAAAGAGCTCAGCCGGTTGCTCAGATCACTCTTCTTGGTGGCATATTCGTTGTAGGCCTGGCTGTATAAGCTGTCTGCCACGTCCGAAAGCCCGTTCATGGTGCTCTGGTAGGCCGTCTGCCCGCTGGAAGTGCCCCAGCTGTTGCCGTAGCCGCCGCTGCGGGCCGAAGCATTGGCGGCAGCGTTCTCGCTGGCCAGCTCCGCACCCCGGGTGTACTGGTTCTTGTACTGCTGGTAAGCTGCGTCCTTGGTGTAGTCGTAAGAAAAGCCGTCCCGGTTCATCTTGTCCAGCTGGCTCTGCGTGCCGCTGATCTGGCTGCCGTACTCGCTCTGATACTCCCCGGGCTTCTGTCCTTTGATGTAATCCAGATTGTTCTTTGCCGTGGTCACCCGGTCGTTGCTCTGGGCGTACTGGTAGCTGTTGGAATCGTTCTTTCTGGTTCCAAACACGCCGGTGCCCGCATTCTTTTCGCTGTTGCCGGTAATGCTGTCATACACATCCCCTACCATCAGCCCCACATTGTGGCCCGGGATCAGGTACTCCCACCACTTTCCTCTTGCCATCTTCTCACTGTCTCCTTTCGTCTTCGCATTCCTCTAAGCAGAGCTCCACCTTCGGGGGAGCTGCAAGCAACTACACCGCAGGTGCATTGCGCGCTGAGAGGGTTACTCCACCTTCAGCCCCATGGCCACCAGCTTGTCCCGCATGGTGTCGCTGAAATTTGTCTCGTCCAGGTTCTGCATCATGTACATCATCTGGTCCCGCAGCTGCATCAGGTAGTTGTTGATGCTCCGCCTGTCCTCCGGGGCCATGTTGTCACTCAGTTTCGGCATGGCGATCTCGCCAAGCCTCGTAATATCTGCCATATAAAATCTCCTTCCTCTAAGCAGGGCTCCCCCTTCGGGGGAGCTGCAAGCAACTGCACCGCAGGTGCATTGCGCGCTGAGAGGGTCATCGTTTCGGTTCCCCTCCGGCCACCCGGTTGCCCCGGCTCTCTGCCATGCTGAACGCAATGCTCCGCACCGCGATCTGCCCGGTGCCCTTGATCCGCAGCCGCATGGTGTCGTGCCGCTCCGGCACAAAGGGCAGGTTGACCCGGGTGTATTTGTTCAGAACGGCTGCCTGGCCCAGTGTCTCCCAGGCCCCGCCCTCATAGCTGGCCTGCAGCTCCACAACGCTGTACGTCAGGGCATCCACCCGCAGAAACACCCGGTTGATGTACTTGTCCGCCGGGACGTTCAACCCAATGTCGCCGCTCACAGCCTCAAAGCCCACCTTCTGTTCCAGATTCGCCTTTGCCGTGTCGGTGTCCCGGTCGGCCTCCCGTTCCGGTTCGGTGGCCCACAGGTTTACGCCGTCCCACTGGTAGAGCTGCCGCCCCGTGGAGCACATTGCCCAGCCGGAAGCATTCTCTTCTGCCGCCGTGTCCTCCTCGTGCCAGAGCCGCCGTTCGGTGTCGTAGACCAGCAGCCGGGTCTCGTTCCGGCCCGGCACCCGCAGATGCAGGTAATACCGGGTGTCCAGCACACCGCCCACCGCCCCGCGCACGTTCATCAGCCAGGTGTTGTCCAGTCCACCGCTGATCTTCACCGGCAGGCTGCCGTCCCAGGCCATCACGCCGTCAGGGGAAAGGTAGTACAACACTTCCGCCAGCACGCACATGCTCTTGCTTGCCTGCTTGGCCACGCCCCGGCACTGCACGCTCACCAGCTGATAGTCCGCCGGGCGGCTGCCGTAGAGCTTGTGCAGGCAGTTCTCCTTGAAGAACAGCACATAGCCCATGCAGGTGGCTGCACCGGTAAAGGGGCCGTCGCTGCCCACGTTCACGGCGTAACTGTCCGAAGCAATGCCCCGGTAGCTGTACCAGTTGGTGGGGTCGCCCAGCTTGCAGCTGTAGATCACGTTCTCCTCGCTGTTGCAGCCCCATACCCGGTTTGCGTTCTCGGTCACATATTCCAGCCGGGGCACCCGCCGCCGTGCGGTAATGGCTGCACCGCCCGCTGTGGCGCTCTCGCTGCCGTTCATGCTCTTCCAGGTGGTACCGCCTGCCGTCACGGTAAAGCTGCCGTAATAGCGTGCGCTCTCGGTCTTTGGGCTGCCGGTCAGCACAATGCTGTCCCCGTCCATCTGCTCAATGGTCACCTCGCCGTTCACGCCCTCGGCCAGATACTCTTCCACCAGCCCGGGCACCTGCTCCACCGTGATGGTATCCCCCTTCTTAAAGCCCGCAGCGGCCAGCCCGGGCAGGGTCATCTTCACGCTGTTCAAAAGGATCTCCGCCCACTTGCCGCTCTTGGCATCGTACTGTTCCAGCACGTTCACATAGGCCCACTTGCTGGAAGAGGAGTTCTGTTTCAGAAACAGCGTCCCGTCCGCCGGGCCGGAAGGTTCCGTGGTGCCCACGCTGCTCACGGTGTAGGTCTTGCCGCCCGCGTCGCAGGGGGCAATGGTCACCGTGCCGGTCTGGCTCCATGCGGCGCTCAGGGCTTCCAGCTTTCCGGTGGCCGTGTCAAAGCTCTTGGCATCCGGCCAGATCAGGATCTTCGTGCCCATGCCGATCATAATTTTCTCGCTGTCCGTCACGGCATTTTCCAGCACGATCTCCCCGCCCGCAGCCGCGGTGGCCACGTCGTCCTCGCTGTCCTCGGTGTAGCGCAGGGTGGTGCCCTCGCACAGCAGCAGGCCGTTCAGGTGGTACATCCCGTTGCAGCGGCCCATGGCCCGCATGGTGCGCCGGGGTGTCCGGGTCTGCAGTGCGGGGTATCCCCGGCTGGAAAAGTTCTTCATCTCGGTAAATTCTGCCTCGGCGCAGGCATAGCTTTCGTTCAGGCCGCCAAAGGCCGTCTGGATGCTCTTCCCCGTCGAGATGCTGTATAAACTCGGCAGTGCCATCTCAGTACCTCCACTTCGTGGCCATCCTGGGCAGGTAGGTGTGCCTGCACCAGGCTGCAAACTCCTGCTGGTTCTCGTTGGCCAGCTGCATCTCGTTGGCATAGCGGTCGGTCTCGCCCAGGGCCGCGTCCATCTGGGCCGCCAGATAGTGGGCATAGTAGCTGTCGTAGGGCTCCGGCAGCAGCAGCTCCGCGTCCTGCCGCAAAAGTTCCTGCTCCCGGTCGTATAAGATGTCCGCACCCACGGCATCAAAATCGGTGGTGTCGCTCTTGTCCACCACGCTCTTTCTCAGCCCCGCATCCGCCTGCCGCAGCCATAAGATCTTCAGCTCGCGGTCAAACCCGTTGTTGGGCCGCAGCTTGTCAGCCGTTTCGATTGCTTTTCCTACTGTCACGCTTATTCCATCCTTTCACATCTGCAGCCCGGGTTGCGGCTCCCAGCGTCCACTTCGCACAAAGCTTTGTGCTCGTGTCCTGCTGGCCGCGGCCCCAACAACTCCTCCCTGTTTCCGCCACTGGCGGCGGTCGTCGTCGTTGCAATTGCCTTTCCTACTGTCATAAAAGACCTCCAAACAAATAACCCCCGGCACAGCGTGTGCCGCCGGGCCGGGGGGATACATCTAAGCAGCTCCGGCCATGCCGGACTGCGCACTGAGAGGGTTAAAATTACGCCTTATTCGCCAGCTCTTCCATGCGGGCAGCGGTCTGGTCGTCCTGTTCCTGGCTGTGGCGGATGACCTCCGCCACCTCCGGGGGCACCTCAATGTTCTTGCCGCGCTGCAACTGGTAGTTCACACCGTTCACGCTCACGAAAAGGTCACCCTTGTACTTCCCGCCGTCCGAAAACAGCCGGATCGTCTCAGTCTTTTTCTTTGCTTCTGCCATTTTATTGGCTCCTTTCTATTTCCTCTAAGCAGGGCTCCCCCGAAGGGGGAGCTCCACGACATGCCGCCATAGGCGGATGGAGTGGTGAGAGGGTTAGTTCGCCTCAGCCGTTGCGCTGTACCGTGCGCTGCAGCTCTCAATGCGCACCATGTACTGCTCCACCAGGCGCTCAGCGGTCTTGTGTGCCTTCCAGCCCACAGATGCGCGCTGGTTCAGGGGGTCGTCACCATAGCCCAGCTGCTTCACGATGTGCTCCAGGCCGCCGCCCTCGATCTCGGTGGAACCGTAGGCGTGGGCACCCAGGATCAGGGTGCTGAACACGGCCAGACCCGTCGGGCAGCCGGTGCCCTTCCAGATCTTTGCCTCGCTGGTCTCCACAAAGCGCACACCGTGCAGCGTGCCGATCTCGCCGTTGTAGATCTCGTCCGGCTGGGCGTACTTGTGCACATCGATCCAGTCCGGGTCGCGGCGCAGTTCATAGGTTACATAAGGGTGGATGATGCCCACAAAGCTGGTGCCGATGGGGTCAGCGTTCATGGCCTTCAGCTGGGTGGCCGCACGGGCGATCAGGTCGCTGGTCAGCTGGCAGGTCGCGTCCAGGGTGGCGCGGCTGGTCACAGCGGTCTCCGCGCCGCCTTCGCCGATCTTGGGCGCATAGATCACATTGGTGCCGCCCGCCAGCACATCACGCACGATGGTGTCCAGGGTGCGGCCCGCCTGGCTGGCAATGATCTTGGTTGCCTGCAGGATGTTGTTATCAATGGAGGTCAGCTGCAGCGTGTCGGTAATGGGCACCCAGCCGCCGTACTGCCTGACTTCAGCGGTAACGGTGGAAACGTTCATGGTCTGGCCGTCCGGGGTCACGCCCTCGGTCAGCGGAGTGGTGGCCTTGGGCAGGCTGTCATACTTGCGGAACTCAATGTTCTTGCCGCCGTTGGCCGGAATGGGATACGGGTCGCCGAACTGGTCATGCACCAGGGCAGGCTCTGCCTGGTCGATCAGGCGCTTCTCGTAAAAGGTTTTCATCTCGGCACTCATGCCGGATGCGCCGGTGGTATTCTGGTTCTGGGTGCTGGCCGTTGCAAACATCTGCAAATCCAGCTTCATGGTCTTGTCTTTCATAGCTTCCTCCTGTTAAAGTGTAATAACCTCACCCCGCATGACCCGCTTCTCCATCTCTTCCATTTCCTTGCGGCTCATGTGGGATACGTCGATCTTGGTCTGCACCGCGCCGCCGGGGCGGGTGCCATTCTCGCCGGGCCGGGCGTTGCGCTGCTGCAGCCTGTTCACCACGCCCTGCTCCACCTGCCGGGCCGTGGCGGCCTGCTGCTGTTTCAGGATGTGATCAAAGTAGGCGCTGCGGTAGGCGTTTGTCATAGAAACGCCCGACCGCATCATCTTCTCCACCTCCGGGTTCGCCAGCACCTCAGCCATGTTGAAGTCGGGATACTGGGCTTTCAGCTGCTCCGCTTCCCGGTCCCATCCGGCCTGCAGCTCGGCAATGCAGGCCTGCTGGACACGCTGACGCTCCATCTGCTGGATCATCTGCTGCTGTTCGGTCAGGTGCTTGTTCTGGCTTTCCAGCTTGTCCAGCTCCCGGGCCGTCCTGGTGGAAACGCCCTTCTCCATGGCCAGCTTCTCGTAGTAGGCATCGTCCTTCACCGCGCCGGACCGCACAGCCTCAGTCAGGGCCACCAGGTCGTTGGCATCCGTGCCGTACTTTTCCTGCAGCGCCTGCATCAGGCCCTTCATGGCCGGGCTTGCTTCCAGCCGCCGGGTCGCTTCGGTCACGGCGTTCTGCATCAGCTCCTCGGTCAGGTCGGCATACTCTCCGCGCAGCAGCTCACCAAAGGCTTTCCGCCGCTCCTCCGGGCTCTTTGCTTTGCCCTTTTCCTCGCCGTCCTTGCCCTCGGCTTCGTTCTGGTTCTCTGCCGCTTCCTCGTCCAGCTCAGACTTTTCCTCACTGCCAAGGGCTCCCCCCTCGGGGGAGCTGGCGGCGCTCTGCGCCGACTGAGAGGGTGAGCCCTCTTCCCGACTGCTCCGCTTCAGCACCCCGCTCCGCCGGGCCAGCCGCTCTTCTGCCGGCCGCAGGGCAGGCAGCTCAATGGCATTGCCTTCCCCATTCGCTGCCCCTGCAGATGCGTTGGCTCTCCCGTTGGGAGAGCTGTCCGCGCCAGCGGACTGAGAGGTTCCGTCCCCGTTGGCACCTGTTCCCCCGTCTGCAAAGAGCTGCAAATCAATCGCATCCGCCTTGTCTGCGTGCAGGTTGATGTACCGCACATGCTCCGGGTAGGCATCCGCCAGCAGGATCAGACCGTCTGTCACCAGCTCAAATTTTGCCAGGCTGTCAGTGCCCTGCTTTGCCTGTACCACCATCAGGTTCCTGTCATCGGCACAGGTCACGGTCCCGCTGTCCAGACTGTAGGCCAGCGTCTGCATCAGCGCGCTCACGGCAGCACATACAATGTCCTGCCCCTTGGGTGCAAACTCCGCGTGCCCCTCGGCCCGCAGGAACATCATGTCTCCCATCTCGTTGTAAGTGATCTGGATCATTCTATCGCTCCTTCCAAAATTTCCTCTAAGCAGAGCTATCGGGTTGCGGCTCCCAGCATCCACTTCGCACAAAGTATTGTGCTTGTGTCTTGCTGGCCGCGGCCCCAACAGCTCCTCCCTCAATCCGCCACTGGCGGCGGTCGTCGCCGTTGCTCTTCGGGGGAGCTGCAAGCAACTGCGTCGTCAGACGCATTGCGCGTTGAGAGGGTCATTTATTCGGATTATTCACGTTCATGGCCCGCTTTGCCGCCTGGGTGGCCAGGCTGTTGCCTCCGCCGCCCACCACAGCCCCCAGGCCGTTGGTCGCCGTCTTTGCGGTGGTCTGTCCGCCGCTGCCGCCGCCCGTGGTTCCGGCCGCCTGTGCAGCGGCCCCGGCCATGGCGCTCATGTTGGTGCCGTTCTGCTGGTCAATGATGGCGCTCAGCTTCTGCAGCTGCTCCATGGCCTGCTGCAGCTGGGTGTACAGGGTACCGTTCTGCTGCACCCGTTCCCGCACCTTTTCGATGCCCTCAAAGTCCATCATGTCCAGCACCGCCAGCGCCGCGTCAGCGTTGGCCGGGGCAAACAGCCCCATCTGGTAGCACTCCTTTGCCGTCTCGTTCTGGGAAAGGCGGCTGAAGGTGCTCTTCTTGGCAGCCGATACCGTGATGTCAAACACCGGCTCGTGGCTGCCCAGCTCCACCCCGCCGATCATGCCACCCGGCTGGGGCTGCAGCATTGCCCCGGAGAACTGTACATACTCCGGCTGGCCGCTGTCGCCGGTAATGCGGTAGACCCGGCTTTCGTCGTAGAACTGCCGCATCAGGTCGATGATGAAATAGCACTCCTTTGCAAAGGCCCGGTAAGCGCTTTTCAGCATATCACGGGAGAGCTTCGAGCCAGCCTCCTGCAGCGCCGCAATGGCAGAAGCCGCGGTCAGGCCGCTGGTGGTGCCGCCCTGGGAAACATCCCGGTTGCCGCTGATCTCCTTCAGCTCCGCCACTCTCGCGTCCCGGTAGGTGATCAGGTTGCCCGCCAGCCCCGCTGTCTGTAAGGGCCGCAGGGTCTCGTCCGTCACCCGCCCCGCCGCGTGGACGATGTCCTTGCCGAAATCGGCCAGCTCCTTCTCGTTGATGCCCGCACCGTCCTGGATGATGTACCGCGCCTTGGCCGAAAGCTTCACGTTCTCGTCCATGGCTGCGTTCATTTCGTCAATGGCGGTCTGGGTGTCCTTCATCACGTCGATGTACCCAAAGCCCGCCGGGCTGTCCTCTTCCACGAACAGGGTATCGAACACAAAGGGGTACTTGCCGTGGTCGTAGAATCCCCGGTCAGCAAGGGCCGGGTCGTTCTCGCTGGCGTAGAGCACCACGCCGTTGCAGAACTTGCAGTAGTGCAGCAGAGGCGGGCCGTTCTCCCGGGCCTTTTTGTAGTACCAGTCCACCACCACGCTCTTGTCCGAGGTGTCAATGCTCTGGTCGTGGATGTACTTTGCCACTTCCAGCGTGCTGCCGGTGTGGCCTTCCAGCTGGGGGTACTGGGCCTTCAGCTGTTCGTTGTCGGCCACCGCCAGGCTGAACAGGTGGGGGCTGTCCTGGATGTCCATCACGCCGGGCTCCCAGTACATCATCAGCAGATCCATGCTCTTGATGGAAATGTCTCCCACGCCGTTCCGTAACCCCGGGTCCCAGAAGATGCCCTTCACGCCGGTGCCCTGCTTGAGCTTGCGCCACCAGGTGTCGCTGTACACCTGCTCGTATTCTGCCTGTTCCAGCAGCACCGGCAGGATCTTGGAAAGCACCTTGGCGGTCTGCTCGTCGTCCGCTGCCCGGGGCAGCACGTTGGGTTCCGGGTAGTTGTCCATGGCATCCGCGTGCTTGTTGGCAATGCTGTTGAACAGCCACCCGCTGGAAGGTTTGGGCTTGCCCTCCATCATCTCGTTTTTGTAGTTGGCCCAGTGCTGCATCCGGAACCACAGCTCGTTATCCACGATCCGCTTGTCCAGCGCCGCCTTGCCGGTCTTGTATCTCTGTAACAGCGCCGTGGCCTTCGCCACCTGCTCTGTGCCGATCACGTCGGTCATACTCTAAAAAACCTCGCTTTCTTCCCCAGCTCCAGCGGGTCATCCGGCATGGGCTGCACCGGCTCTGTCCGGGGCGGGCTGAGGGGATTCTCCATCAGCACATACCGGCACTCGTCGTAGATGTGATCCTCCTGGTCGGTGTCAATGTCCTCCACGTTGCTCTCGCTGTATACCAGGTTCGGGATGGTGCGGATAAAGTGCTTGCAGGTGTTAAACACCTGCAGCATGGGCCGCCCGTCCGCCTGGAACGCCAGCCGGTAGTGGAACTGCATCTTGCCCGCCAGCCGGGTGTGGTCGCCGGGAGCCCAGTGCAGAAAGTTCGGGTTCTTTTCCTGCATGGCAGCAATGCTCTCGCCCTGGCTCTCGTTGAAGATGGCCGGGTCTGCCACGCCCAGAATGGTGCGGCCCCGGAGCATGGGGTCGTTCTCTTCTGCTTCCCGGATCATCCTTGCCTGCTTCACAGGGTCAGCTTTGATGCCCTCGTTGGGGGTCCCGGTGCAGCCGTACAGCTCCCGGATGCGGTAAAGCCTGCCCTCTTCGTCCGCCGCATACCACCCCACGGAAAAGGGCTTCGAGTAGCCGAAATCGTACCCCCGCCAGATCTTCCAGTGTCCCGGGATGCGGAACGGGCGGATCACATGTGTCCACCGCTGGTCGTCGTAGTGGGCCGGGTCGTTCTTCCACTCGGTGAACACCTGCCCGGTAAAGCTGTCCCAGTCGCCGTAGAGCAGCGCTTTCTTTTCCGCTTCCGGTAAGGCTGCCAACGTACCCAGGTAGCCCGGGTCATTTTCCAGCAGGGCAGGGTTGTCAAACACCGTGCTGGGGATAAAGATGCGGGTCCGCCGCTGCATGATCTCCCGGCCGTCCGGGGCCTTGGCCTTTACCATCTGCACCATCCGGGTGCCGGGCGGGGCCGGGCTGACGAATCTGGCCTTCACCCATCCGTGGCCGATGCCGCCGGGGTTGGCCGTGGCCCGGGTGTAGACCCGGGTATCGGGGCCGTTGGGTCGGTTTCGGCTCAGCAGGTAGCTGTACTCTTCCCAGGTGAAATGGGTCAGCTCGTCAAAGCCGATAAAGTCGTAGGCCTGGCCCTGGTAGTTGTACTTGTCCTGGGCGTGGTTCATGCTGCCAAAATAGATCTTTGCCCCGCTGGGGAATGTCCAGCAGTGGGTGCTGCAGTTGTACCGGGCTTTTGGGAAAACCGGCTTGTAATACCGCATGGTCTTGTCAATGAGCTCCCGCAGCTGGGGAAACGTCTTTCGGATGATGAGCCCCCGGTAGTGTGGGATTTCCACCTGCCGCAGGGCCTCGATCACCAGCGCGTCGCTCTTTCCGCCGCCTGCGGCCCCGCCATACAGCACTTCGTTCTCGGTGCGCTGCATGAACCGTGCCTGGGCGGGCTGTGGTGACCAGATCACCGGTCTGCCGTCACGCATCCTCTGTGCCGCCATCCACTTCCACCTCCTGCTGGCCGTCCGCGTCGCTGGCTGCCGCGATCTCCACCATCGGCGGACCGCTCTCGCTATCGGTGTTCTCCGCCGGGGCCATGGCAGCAGCCTTTTCGGCCACTTCCATCAGCACCTTGGCCACACCGGCCGCGTTCTTGTCGCTCATCACCCGGCCCTCGTACCGTTCCAGCTCGGCATTTAACAGGTCCCGCTCGTCCTCGTAGAGCCGCAAGTTCCGGGTTCCGGCCTCTCCATACACCACAAGGCCGGTCTCGGTGGCATCCGCCAGCTCCTCCGGGTCGTCCTTCAGCAGGGTGCCCACGGCAAAGTCCCGGGCCCGGGTGTCCTCGTCCAAACGCCGGTGCAGCCTCTCCGTGATCTGCGCCGCCCGCTGGCTCTCAGCGGCCCGGCCCTGCAAAAAGGTCACCTGTGCCCGTACCCCCAGGCTTGCCCGGATGGCGATCTCCCGCGCGGCTTCCTGTCGGGCCTTTGCAAAGGCATCACTGCGGCCTGCCTCCTCGCTCATCCAGCTGCGGATGGTCGATTCCGGCACGCCGTACTTCTTCGCCACAGCGCAGATGGAGGTTGAGCCCAGCATGGCCATTACCACCTCTGCCCGGAACGCCGCCGGGTATTTCTTTCCCCGCTGTTTTCCCTTCACGGTATTCTTGCAGTACGCCCGCTTTTTCGCCAACTCTCTCACCTGCCTTTGCAAATAGCCTATCACGTCTCGCCCGCTCAAAATACCCCGGACATTTGCCCGCCGGGCAGCAGCCCTGCATCCGCTGCACACACTGCCACGGTGCTCAGGGCTTCCAGCTCTTTGGTGTAGTAGGTCGTTCGCCCCACATACAGCCGGGCGATCACCTTTTCCTCGGGCAGACCTTGCAGGTAGCGCAGCCGCAGCAGCTGGGCGCATACCGGGTCATTGCGGTCGTACCAGGCCAGCACCGCCCCGATCACCTGCGCCCAGGCAGCACAAACAGACCCCTCGCCATATCGGCGCAGAGCCTGCCGGGTCGCTTTCTTCTGCTCTTTTGTCACCGCTCCACCCTCTTTTCGCATGGGTATAACGCGCAAAATACCGGTGTTTTATCTGTCAGGTGCGAGGTTTCGCAAGGCTCTGTCCCCCGCCTCCGCGCAGTGCGTTTCCATCGTACAGCTTCCACGTCCGTCTGCACTCACTCAGCCGGATAGTTTCCCCTGCGGGGAACGCCCGCTGCGCGGGCACAAGCATCCGGCTTCACTCGCTCCGACTGCGTATGGACCCCGCAAGCGGGGCCCGAACTTTCGCAGCCTCCCGCCGACGCAGGATCACATAGCATTGCGGTTCCAGCCGTTCCCAGCCGGTTCCTTCCCGCTTCGGGCTCTCATGCAGCCCGCCGGGCTCCAGCACGATGCACTTTTCCATCTTCCAGCCGGGAAACCGCTGCTCCCACCACTTGGCATCGTTCTGCTTTTCCCCGCAGGCGGCCCGCAGCTGTTTCCGGCTCCATCTGCCATCGTTGGGGGCCTGCTCAATGGCCGGGCGCAGGTTGGCCGTTTCCACCCACAGCCGCTCCTTGTGGCCGTAGAAGTAGCCCATCGTGCCGTATTCGCCCTGCACACTCTTGCCCAGCAGCTTTTTCATGTCGATCCGATTCACGTTCATGGTGCCCAGCGGCTCAAACTCATTGGAGCCGGGGATACGCCGCCGCCACAGATCCTCCAGCATCTCCCGCCACTCCCGGCGCTGGGCCGCGGTCAGGCCCTGGCATTCCGCAAAACCGTGCATGTGCAGCCGTCCTGCTTCTCCCTTGCGCACCGCCACCAGCATCAGGCGGATGTCCTCCCGCCTTGCCCCGAACCGCTTGCAGGTGGCCGCCATCACCCGCCGCTTGTAGTTCTCCACGTCTCTCCGGCAGGCCAGAATGTCCTCCGGCAGAAATGGATCCTCGTATGTACCGGTCAGGAACATTCCCGCCGGACTGAAATTGGTCAGCGCCTTTCTCTGGCGCTTGCGCAGGGAAGCCATTTTGTTCTTCGCCTTCTGCCCCTCGCTGGATTCCTTCCGCTTCTTGCCCCGGCCCCGGTGTTCCTGGGGGATGATGGAGAACACTCCGACTGCCATGTAGTCATCCCCGCACTGGTATTTTTTCTCTCGGATGTAGTTACAGCGCATCCCGGTGCCCTCCTGCTGGCTTTCACTTTCTGCTGATATTCTCTTTCCCGTGACCCCACCGTCACAGAAGTAACGGGTATACTAGCTCCCCAAAGAGGGCCCTTCCCCCTCTTTCTTTATAAAGGTATTATGAAACGTAACGGATACGGTGGACGTGTCAGTCCATCGTATCCGTTGCTCTTCATAATAGATCAAGGTGTTTAAGGCGTGGCGGGCTTTCCTTTTTCCGCCCAGTATCCGTAGGTCAGTTCCGGCTTTCCAATTTTCCGGGCCTTCTCGTTGTAGATCATCAGGTCATGCACATCGTAGGCCAGGGCGCTGGGGTCGATCACGCCGCCAATGGGCTTGCGCTTCACCTTTGCCGGCTGATCCGGCAGCTTCATGGGGTGCCGGATCCGTTTCTGGCACAGCTCCATCTCCATCCGCGTAACGCCGCCGGGCTTGTACACGCCGCCCCGCTTGCGGTAGCATTCGTGCACCGTGCCCTCGCTGCCAAAGAGGCCTCTGTCCTTCAGCTCTGCCGCCGTGCCCTTGCCCAGCAGGGTGCCGTCCGCACCGTAGCAGCTGTACACCCGCACCATCCGGGTCTCGGCCCGCTCGTCCGCACTCAGGCCTTCTGCCCGGGCCCTCTCCACCCGGTCGTCCTTGGTGCTCTTCCGCTCCATCTTCCACCGGTAGTTCTTCGGGCTGGGGTTCTTGCATTTTTCCAGATTATTCCAAACGCTGCTCAGCTTGTTCACATCGGGAAAATATCCCTGCTCCACCAGCTCCACGCTGGTGCCCTTGGCCACCACCTCGCCGGTGTCCCAGTCCATCAGGGTGTATACCCATCTGCATCCACTCTGCATCTCAGATTCTCCTTCTACTAAGTACGGTGCTCATTTCAGGGGAGCTGTGCACCGATGAGGTTACCGCTTCCACACGCCGCTGCACCTCGGCTTCCGAAAACGGCAACACATAAGGCATCCGCTTGCGGCTCACTTCCCGCTGTATCGCCTGCACTTGCAGTTGACGTACCGTCTCTGCTGTTTCCCTCCGCTGCCTTTCCAGCACAGCCTCGTCCGGCACATCCAGTACTTCTACTTCGGTCTTGTAAGCGTCCCGAGCACAGCGGCACAGCATTTCCATGGCCACGTCCACGCCGTCGGTTTCCACCCACTCGTTCAGCTGGCCGAAATTCGCAATTGTTTCCTGCCGCAGCTTTTCCAGCCGCCGGGGGCCAAAGCTCAGCACCTGGGCACAGGCGGCGGCATAGCCCCGCCATTCCAGCGTAGCCGCCCGATCAATGGCCATCTTCAGCTGAACTTCCCGCCGCTTCCGGGGCACACCTTTTATCACCGGAACACGAAATACGCTCACCACACCCTCTGGCAGCAGCCCCACCAGCCATTTTTCGGCCTCGTTCAGCTGGGCTTTCTGATTCTTTGCAGGTATGGCCATCCGCCGCATCAGCTCCCCATTGATCTCATCCTTCCGCTGGGTCACCTTGTCCAGCCGGTCTTTGCCTACGCCGAACACCTCATGCAGTGCAATGGTCATGCAGGCGTGGGTAAAATCAATCGCATTCTGCTGTGCCAGCTCGATCTGGTTCTCCAGTGCCATCTTTCTTGCATCGTTTTTCATAGTTTCTCCGTTCTTCATATTCCCCGCACGCCCGGTTCCGGCCCCCACAGCTCAGGCACCGGCTCCGGGTGATCTCAAACACATGTACACACTGGGTGCCGTCCATCTCACGGCTCCCCGGTCTCTGCCATCATGGCGGTCAGGTCGCCCAGCATCCCGCTCACCGTGCGGGAAAGAACGTTGATCGCATCCTCCTGCAGGTCGCCGGGCAGGGCCCGCACCGCAAAGCCCGCGTTCACCATCTCGTCCTTCAACCGGTTGTTGATCCGGCTCACCTCGGCCCAGAGCTTTGCCTCGTCCGGGGTCATCTTCCGCCGCCCGGGCCGCACAACGCCCTTGATCATGGCCGTCAGCTCGTGGAACTCCTCGTCGGTCAGGCTCCTGTCGTTCCCGGCCTCGGCAATTGCCCGCGCCCGGTCGCTCGGTGTCCCGGTAATCAGAATGTTCTTGTACTCTTCCAGCGTCATTTCTGTTTCCCCGCATTCATACCGTTCAGCGCGGCAATAAATTTTGCTTCTTTGCCGCTGTACCCTTCGGTCACCTTAAAGCCTTCCGTATCCATCAGCATGTCTTTGATCAGCCTTGCCGCTTCATCGGCAAACTCCTGGCTGGCAGAAATCGGGCCGCACAATTTCCGGGCCGTTCCCACAAAACACCGGGCAGCGCACATCAGTACTTCTTCCGGTTTCTCGTGCTCAGCTTCCATAGCCAGAATCATCTGACCCTTGACCATCTTTTTGATCTCGATCCGTACCACGATTACCCCACCTTTCTGCCGCAGACGGCTTTCTTCACCGTGTTCTCCGGTACCTTGTGGATCTTCTGCGGCTCCTTCCGCTGCTCTGCCACCAGGCCCAGCCCGGCCAGCGCCAGGGCTGCACACCCCAGCACAATGGCCAGCAGCGTGTAGCCCAGCATTGCCCAGCCGTTGGCCGCGTTCTCAATGGCCCCGCCGCACCCTGCTGCAGCCAGTCCCAGCACAATGGCACCGGCGCTCAGCACGCTGCCCGTGATCTTCTTTTTCATTTGCAAATCCTCCAGCTCTGTGTTAAACTTCTGGTGATGGGCAGTCAAAAACCATCACCCTGGTTGGCTCGTCGGTGTTCCAGCACCGGCGGGCCTTTTTCTTCTTTCTTCCTTCCAGCGTTCATAATCCTCCCGGACTTCCGGCCGCTGGAACTCCCGTTGCACCGCGTCAAAAACGATCTGCGCTACGTTCTGCCGCTCGTACTGTGGTATCGTCCGCACGTCCAGCGTAGGCATTCCGCAGCCTGTCAGCTCTGCTCTCCGTCTCTTCATCTTCTCTTCTCCGGCTCACAGCCACTCGGCACAGATGGTCTCCGCCACAGGCTTTGCAAAGCCGATGATCTCCTCGCCCCGGCCTGCGGCCACAATGGCCGGACCCACCAGTTTGGCATGGGCCGGGGCCGCATAGCTGACCATCTCCTCTGCCCTGGGGTTCTCCGGCAGCCCTTTCAGGCGGCCCTCCTCGTTCACCAACAGCAGAATGCCGTCCACGTCCTTCTCCCGCGCCCACTCGGCGCTCAGCAAGGCGGGCACCGGCTCGATCGGCCCGCCCACCAGCTTCTGCAGGGTCTCCAGCTTCATGCTGTCACCATCATCACACTTCATGTTGAATGCCCGGTTCTTCGCCGGGATCACGATCATATAACGGTCCATAGGTTTCTCCTTTCTCAGCCAGCCTGTGCCGCTTCTTCCACGCTCACCAGATCAAAACAGGATTTCAGTTCCCGCAGAACCTTCCGCTGGGTACACTCGTCTACTCCGGCGTTCTGCATTGCCATCCGGCAGTAGCCTAGGCAGGCGGCATTGCTCCACGGGCCGTTGATATCCTGAATGCACGCCATTATTTCTTCGTACTTCATAATTTCTCCTTCTGCCCCGGCTCACCGCCGGGGCTTTTTCATGCGCTCTTCTTCGGGTCGGTGGGCTGGACATCTCCAAAGAGATAGTCCATCGTCATCTCCGGAAAGAACTTATCCCGGAGACATTGCGCTTCATCCAAGCGCATTCGCCCCGCAATGTTCAACTTCGCTGACATCGTTGCCGGATTGATTCCGATTCCATTCGCAAGCTGCTCATTGGTAATCCCGTTACGTGCCATCTCTGCCTTTAAATTCATGTACAAAACATATCACCTCCGCAGTTCACCAAATTCGGTGAGCTTTATTATAAAATACACCCAATAGAGTGAATATTCAATAGCTTTTTCAAATTATTTTTGCAATTTGGTGAATCAATATTGCATTTTTGTTATTCGTACCGTATACTGAACATCAGGAGGTGATTTTTTATGAACGTCGAAGAAAGGCTTAAAGAGCTCATTTTAGCCAATTACAAGAGCATTCGAGCGTTTACTGTTGCCGCAGGTATCCCCTATTCCACAGTGGATAATATTTTCAAGCGTGGAATTGGTGGAACCGCTGTAACAACTGTCGTTAGAATTTGTGACCTTCTCGGAATTACCGTAGAAGGAATCACGCACGGCCTTATTGAGCCAAAAGAAAACAACGCCGTTCTCACCCCCGCCCAGACTGCCCTGCTGGACAACTTCGACCAGCTGAACGAAGAGGGCCAGACCAAAGCACTGGACTATGTAGAGGATCTGGTTCTCACCGGACGTTATAAAAAAGCTGCTGCGCATGGCGTGGCTGCAAAGGAAGCATAAAAAATAACCGCCTTGGCTACCCAAAGCGGTTAAGTTGTATATGATGGAGGAACTTTCATGCCTGTTTCTGATGCAGAGAACCGGCTTTCGCTCATGTATGCTGCCGGTATTCTACCACATGCAAAAGCGCTTTTTGATGCTACTTCTATTGAATCAAATTCACCTTCTCGCCCTGTTCTGGCTAAAATATATGCCTTTTTTCTTACTTATTGTGTAGAAATACTTGGCTGCGACCATAATGTTGCATTTTTATGTTCAGACACCCTCTCTGCCGGAACCGATGATAATTTTTCCATTGAGATTACAAGAAACCTTGCTACTTACATCGCACGTTGGGACAAATATCGTCTTCATTTTGCAGATAGAACAGATGATTCTCCCAAAAATGAAGATTTGCCTGTTCTTTTCTCTGTCGTTGTTCAGGATTTGCAAAGCGTTCACGCCTTCGTTTCTCCGTCTATCCTTCTAACGGAACTTACCGGTTTTATGCAAGACCTTTCTGAAATCTTTGGAGCGTCCGAAATACCCAATGTTTCAGCACCTGCAACAACACCAGCACAAAATTCACCAAGCTCAATTGCAAAGAGATCCCCTAGTCACAAACATTCCTTCGCAGATATTCTAATCACCGGATTCTTGCTGTTCGGCCTTGTCGTTTGCTTTCTCTTATTCTCCGGAAATATCGATAGCATCTTTCCCAGCTCTTCATCGTCTTTGTCCTCTAGTAGCACTGATTTCTCTTCCAGTCGAATGACTGCGCCTATTGCTATGCCTAGCCCTGTTTCAAAGCCTTCTACCGGCATTCTTTGGTATAAGGGGAAAGACGTAGAACTTGCTCCCTTTGATGTTACCGCCAACGGAAACAGGGATTATGTTCTTCTTTTGGCTCAAAACAACAAAGCCGTTCGTAGTTACTATATTCGCCACGGTGAGACATTATCCGTTTTGGTTCCACTCGGCACCTATCAAGTCTACTATGCTTGTGCAACGATACACTCTTCTTGGTATGGCCGTACTGATTTGTGGAAATCTCAAACAGAGTATTATAAATCTCAAGAGTCCCTAGACTTTGAACTTAGCAACGGCTACTATTACGGTTATACATTAGAACTTTCCGTTAGTTCTATGGGTGGTTCTGATTATGCTTACGAAAGTTCAGAATCCGCTTGGGATAGTTTGTTCTAATTTATTTTCAGTTTGAAAATAGTTCCATAGATTAAAACACCCCCGCCAGGGCGGCAACACCAGCGGGGCAAAACAACACCCCCGCCGGGCTGGCCGGTGGGGTATTATGAATAAAGTTTGTATTTCAGATACTTGTCAATAGGTTTTTCAAACTTTTTTTGTGATGTTCGCAACAGTTCACAAAAATTTTGTGTACAACAGGCCCTGGGCGGAGTATAATATAGCCATGATACAGACCCCGCCCCGCCTCTCAACGATGCGTACCATGGCGGGGTCGCTTTTTTATTATCCGGAGATATTTCTATGAAAGAATTAAAGAAACATCTTTCCCTTACAGAGCAAGTCGCCCTTCTGGAATCCCGCGGGCTTGTTATTGCCGACAAGCAAGCGGCAGAAGAATTGCTCTATCATGTAAATTATTATCGGCTTTCCGGTTATCTCCATGGGTTCAAGCAGGAAGATAAAGCACATTATCTTTCCGGTACTACGCTGGAGCAGATCAAAGCTCTGTACGACTTTGACCGCAAATTAACTCGTATTCTGATGTTTGCCCTGGAAGATATTGAGGAAACCTTAAAAACAAGGCTTTCCTATTCTCTTACATCCGCTTTCCCTGAAAATCCTCTGATTTATCTTGATAGCTCACTCTACCGCAATCAATCAGATTTCTTGAAATTTTCCAGCCTATTCTACCATGAACTCAGAAACAATCGAAATCTCCCCTTTATCAAGCATCACATTGAAGAATATGACGGAAATCTTCCCATGTGGGTTGCCGTTGAGATCCTGACGATGGGGAATCTTTCAGCCATTTACAAAAATTTGAAAGGTCCTTATCAGAAAGTATTGGCCCGCAGCTATCATACTGGCCCGGTTCAGCTGGAAAATTGGATCGAGAATCTAACCTTTACCCGAAACCACCTTGCCCATTATATGCGGATCTATGATTTCAACTTCGGCCGTACTCCGACCCAATGCAAACATCATCACCAGTATAAGGAAACCAGCGGACGGATTTTCGATCAGATCTATATCATGTCCTTCCTATACTCGACCCCGGATGAATGGAACAACTATGTCATCCCTGAAATCAAAGGATTGCTGGAAGAATATTCCGAGTATGTAAAGCTTCCTGCATTGGGATTTCCCGAGGATTGGGCCAATATTTTGAAGCGTCCATAA